TAACAACAAAGGAGCATTAAAATGGCATTATACGTTCAGGTAGTAAACAACGCTATGGCACAGTGCATTGACACTACGCCACCCGTACCAGTCGGTCAAGACGGCTGGAAGAACGCAGTTGAGATCAAACCAACTCCAGTACCTTATCGTCAAGGTTTAAACGGACCAGTCTATGACTGCTCTAAAGATCCTGTCGAGATCGTATGGACTATCTTTGATTACGACATCCCAACCCGCAAGAGCAGCCAGCTTGGTCAAAATACCAGCCAGTACAATCAAGTTGTTGCTGGTCAAGTTGCCTTGGAAACCAATAGCAATCCAGACGATCATTACGATCCAGCCATCGTAGCAGCAGCTCAGGCTCGCTATGAAGACTTACGTGCACAGATCAATGCGGCAACAACGCAAGAAGAGTTAGATGTAACCCAAGCAGAACTAAACAGCTAAGGAGCTTAATTGAAAAAGATACTAATCATGGGTCTGCCAGGATCTGGTAAGACTTACTTAGCACAAGCATTAAAAGCCTACTTAGAGCAAAACGCTACTAGAGTTGACTACGGCGAGGCATTTACAGGATTTAACGCTCAAGTCAATTGGTTCAATGCCGATGAAGTGCGTAAGAAATACAATGATTGGGACTTTTCAAAAGAGGGACGTATTCGTCAATCTTTACGCATGGCTGAGTTTGCCCTGTCTGCTGGCGGTGATTATGTGATCTGTGACTTTGTTGCTCCTTTGGTCGAGATGCGTAATAACTTTAAGGCGGACTGGACAATCTGGATGGATACCATTGATGCTGGGCGGTTTGAAGATACAAACAAAGCGTTTGTACCGCCAGAGGTCTATGACTTCCGTGTTACGGAGCAGAACTGCGAGAAGTGGGCTGAGTTTATCGGCAACCACATTATTGAAAATCGCCGCCGTCCAGTCTTTAACTGGCAGACAGAAACGGTTCAGATGCTGGGTCGCTGGCAACCGTGGCACGAAGGTCATAGAGCTTTGTTTGAACGTGCTATTGCAAAGACAGGTCAAGTCGTTATCCAGATCCGTGATTGCCAAGGATGGCAAGGCAGCAACCCGTTTGCTATTGAGCAGGTTAAGTCGTATATCAAGCGTGACTTAGACCCTCTTTATCAAGGTCAGTACGAGATACAAGTTGTCCCTAACGTGGTCAATATTACCTACGGGCGTGATGTTGGCTACAAGATTGAGCAAGAGACGTTTGATGATGCAACGCACAACATTTCTGCTACCAAAATACGCAAAGAGATGGGTCTAACATGAAACAGACTATAGAAGCTAGAACCCTAGAAAGCGGACTGATTGAGCCGCACCACGAAATAGAAGTGGTGTGTTCGGCTTGTGGCTACGACCTAGATGAGTCCGAACTGCAAGCTGATGTCTGCTCAGACTGTGGAGCGCCTTTAAACCTTAGACAGCATATATCAATTCATGCTACATCTGTTCCTGCCGCTGGCGGAGAGGTATTTTAAATTGAATCATGCCCGATCCTTTTGGAATTATAGATGGCACGAAACAGGTCACAAAGACTCTTAATGAGTCGGTAAAGGCATCTGAAGAACTTAGTAAAGCAATTGATGGTGTACTGGCAGTAGCGGATAAGGCGGCAAAAGAAAGGGCGGCATTAAGAAAGAATTCAAGAGAAGTAAGTCCTGATACCACGACAATTATTGAGGCGGTAGATGAGTTTCAAAGGCTGATGTTAGCCAAGCAGTCTGAAGAAAATATTAAAGAAGAAATTACTAAGAAATACGGCAGTAAGGCTTGGGAAGAAATACAGGGCATTAAGGCTAGAAAGCAATGGGAAGAACGCCAAGATAAATATTTAGAGCAACACGACAGGCGGGTGATGAAAAGCGTGATGGCACTATGTTACATATTTGCAACTTGGATAGCGTACGAATGTACATGGGGTCGTTGGCGATGATTGAAATTAAATCTATAAAACCATTTAAGTTAGGTAAATTTTGGCAAATAGATATGATTGATGAGCATGGGCAAGAAACGTTTGAGACTATATATGCAATTGATTATGAAGATGCATCTTTAAAGGCTAAAAATATAATTTACAGACTAAACAAAGTAAAGAATGATTAAAAAACCAGACGATGCCCTATCTAAAGTACTGGCGTATGTAGACTCCCCATTTAAGCTGTTTGCAGTTATTTTGATGGCGGTGTTGGCGTTTGGTGGTTACATTATTTATGACAATCAGGAACTAATTGTTGGCACTTATAAAGAGAGTCAAAAGTTACCTAGTATTGCCGAAGATAGAGTAGATGATGTAGCAACCCATTTGTTTAAAACGACTGATGCAACCATCGTAACAATATTTAAAGTAAACCCGTTGTTTGGCACTAGAGTACAGTATCGAGCTTATACAAAGAATGGTCGGGATAAAACAAATGATGGGCTGGATGTTGGGTTGTTTACTTCTAATCAAGCAAATAACCAAGATGTAGTTGCTTTAATGGCGGGCAATATACCTTGCGGTGACTATAAGGCGGCACAGTCAGAAATTGGGCTTTGGTACATTGAAGAAGGCATGACGTTTGGTTGTAGAATTAGTGTACCGCCAGAACCCAGTAGGTTTGTAGGTCAAATTACCGTTGGTTGGAATAAACCCCCAGCCGATTTAGAAAAAGTTAAATCAATGCTTTATGTTGGCGCAACCATGTTATCAAGGAGTAAGAAATAATGTTTACCTTAATATCCACAGCGCTATCCTTCCTCATGGGGGGTCTGCCTAAACTACTGGACTTCTTCCAAGACAAGGCTGATAAAAAGCACGAAATAGAGCTTGCTGCTATGCAGATGGAGCGGGAACTAAAGATGATGGAAGCGGGTTATATAGCCCAAGCCCGTATCGAAGAGATCAGGACAGAACAAGTCCAGATGGAGACTCAAGCCCAAGAACGCACCGCTATGTACAACCACGATATTGAGATTGGTAAGGGTGCTTCTCAGTGGATTATTAACCTACGAGCCTCTGTACGCCCAGTCGTTACCTACCTGTTTGTTTTCCTCTTAATTATCGTAGACGTAGCCTCTATCTGGTGGGCATGGTCTAGCGGTGTAGCGTTTGCCGAGGCTATCCCAATGGTATTTGATGCAGACGAGATGCAGATATTAGCCTCTATTATTGCTTTTTGGTTCGGGACTCAGGCATTTTCTAAACGATGAAAATAAGTGATAAAGCTATCAAAATGGTAAAACACCATGAGGGTTATAGACAGCGTCCATATCGCTGTCCCGCAAAATTGTGGACGATTGGTGTCGGGCATGTACTCTACCCACGGCAAGGTGCTTTAAAGATAGATGAGCGGGATGCCTACCCACTGGAATATAAAGATGACCGTACCTTTTCAATGGAGGAAGTAGATGGAATTCTTAGAGACGATCTTAATCGCTTTGAGCGAGGTGTTGAACGCTACTGTCCCGTTAAGCTCACTCAAGGTCAGTTCGATGCTCTTGTATCTTTTAGCTTCAATATTGGTCTGGGAGCATTACAGCGCTCAACCCTCCGTCAAAAGGTTCTTCGGGGCGAGATGGAAGAAGCGGCAGAAGAGTTCTTGAAATATACGCTCGCTGGGGGTAAAGTACTGAAAGGCTTAGTTACTCGCAGAAACGATGAACGAGCATTATTTTTATCTTAGGGTAAACCCGTGCCACTCCAAAAATTACAGTTCAGACCAGGTTTAAACAAAGACCAAACTAATTACTCTAATGAGGGTGGTTGGTTTGAGTGCGACAAGGTACGGTTTCGTTCTGGCTATCCACAAAAAATGGGCGGCTGGCTGCGTTATGGTCTGTTTACGGTTGTAGGCGTTTGTCGCCAGATGTTTAATTGGATAACCACGGCTTCGGATAACTACCTAGCTCTTGGAACGTCTAAGAAACTATATATTGAGGCTGGACAGACCCTGTACGACATCACGCCGATACGGGCTACTTTTGTTTCTTCTGCAACCAACAACTGCTTTACTACCGTAAATGGGTCTAAAACCGTAACCGTAACAATCAACGCACACGGCGGTGCAGATGGAGATTATGTAATCTTTTCTGGCGCAACAGCATTTAACGGTATTACCGCACCAAACCTTAATACTGAATTTATTATTACTTACGTAGACGCTAATTCTTTTACTATTACGGTTGCTACAGCAGCCTCATCCTCTGGCGCTGGCGGGGGAACAGGAATTACAGCCAAGTTTCAAATTAACGTAGGAAACGATATTGCCGTTGCAGGATATGGGTGGGGTGCAGGAACATGGGGTACTGTTGGTTGGGG